GGGTTGGGCTTCTGCTGTTTCCCAGTTGCGGGTGTTGAGACCGTACACATTATTCCTCCGGTCGAGTGTTCGCTGAATTCATCGCCTCGTAGTGACCATCCGGGTACAACCACCTAGGTTCCTTTACCCTCTGTCGTTTCCTGTTCAGTGTTTGCATATCGGGAAACCTAAACCCCGCAGGCACACTCAAGAGTCGATACGCGATTCCCACATGGAGTCTCGGTTCGATCTCGTTGTCCTCTAGGCACGATGGGCACTGAATTACGTCGCACGTTGACGGCTTGATCTTCTCGGTCACGACTCCGCATTCGGAGCACTTGTAATCGTAAATTGGCATAACTCCTCCTAGACTTCCTTCTTAAAGTCGACTATTCGGTTCTCGCGATACCAGGTTTTGTATGCTTGGCATTCCAGTTTCCATTGATCTGTCATACTCTTAGCAAGTTCCGCCCACCGTCTCTTCTTAAATTCTTTCGGTGTTTCCATAGAAGTTCCCTCCATCCCTTCTCAGGGAGAACATCTCCCCTGGTACTCCATTGCGCGAAGATTAAGAGTCTATATACTCTGTAACTTACTCTGTATTAGTTTTGCTGTAGCTCTGTCTTAGGCTCTGTCTTTATTTTGTGTACAGAGATCTTGCCAACACCAAGACAGAGACAACAGCAACACTCTCTGTCCACCTTGTTGACCAATCTCTACCTACTGTGTACAGAGACAGGTCAACAACAGGACAGAATACTCCGAATATGGTCTACAGGATCAGATCCGACTCTTCATCGGTCTACACTCTAACCTGAAGCTCGTATCTCCAGGATATGAAGACACCATGTCTGTAGTGATAGACACCTTGGCTGTCTGACAGTCTTCAAGAGAGTCATAGGTCTCTAACTTGATCGTCTGTTCATGAAGAGAGAGATCTGTAGGAGAAAGAGCCCCAATGATGATTAACAAGAGTACATACATGTCTACCTCATCCTGTCTGTCCACAGTGGAGTGTGAGTACCTTCAACGACACCAAGAACGTCGTCCATGAACTTCTCTAGTTCTTTATCAAGTTCTCTTGCTCTGTAGTCGAGTTGTTCGGTATCAGCATCGGCAGCCATCTGCTCTGTCCAGTACATGACAGCCATACTCAGTGCATCGAGACGGTCATCCTTCCCAAGAGCACCCTTCTCTTTCGTGAGTCGAGTGAACTGGTGGATGAGAGAGTAATGGAATCCTGTCTCTGTCGAATACTCTGACAGAGAGTGATAGTCTTGCTCGATGACGTTCAGATCTACGATCATCCTGTGACCTTGAACAACAGGTTCAAGAGAGTCACAGAGTCGCTTCTCTTTTTGAATACTGTGCTTGACTTCTTCACAGGTCACTGACCAGTACTTGGCCAGGATGGGTGTGAAGAGTGCGGTGTACATGCCGTCACCGAAGTTGGATTCGATGATGACGTGATTGACTTTGAACTTGAGAGCGACTTCGGCAAGCTTGCGCAGCGTCATCTCGTCGTACCCACCTTGGAATCCACTGCACGCCAACAAGAACAGGTAGCCGTTGAGCATGGCAACGACCGCATAGCCTGTCTCGTCTTTGCCTCGGCCCGCAGGGTCAATGGCCATGACGATGCCGGAGTAGGGAATCCACTTGCCGACCAGTTCCATTGGCCGGTAGAAGTAGTCACCGTCCATCGCCAGGTTGTGGTCGATGTTGAGGAGCTTGGCTGGATCGTTGCACCAGATGGGTTTCTCTGGCGCGTTCTCTTTGTCGCAGTCCATGACGATGAGATCATGGACCTTGAGGGGGTAGCGTTCCTTGTCGGAGAGTTTTGTTCTCAGTTGAAACTGTAGAGCGTAACCTGCCTTCCCGTAACTAAGCGCCCGTTCTCTAAGATCCAGGTCGGTGAATCTTCCTGGATCAGTTGGATCTCCAGCAAGATCAGTTGGGCTGGCCCCCATTCGTTGAAGTATGCCGTGGGCCAATCTTGAACCATACTCCTCCAGTTCTTCCTTGTCGGGAAACCGAGAAGGCCAGATGCGAGCGATGTACCCGCGCTTCTGGAGTTTGTTGTAGATTGAATCCTCGGTCTGAGGAGTCCCTAGGAAGATGACCCTAGCATGGGCATCAGGCTTGATGATCGCGTCGAACTCTTTGACTTGTTCACTCAGCTTCTCTCGCATACCGGGAGTCAAACTGTTCGATGGGATCTCGATGTCATCGGCGATGATGATGTCGGCGCGTGAGCCGGTGAGCTGTGACGTAATGCCGAGGGACTTCACGCTTGGAGCCTTCGCAGCAGGAGCCGGTCGCACGTCGAAGGCAATCTTCGAGTCACGTTGGTCGTCGGTCGGCGCAAGCCACTCCAAGTCAGGCATCTCGCGGATGAGTCGAAGGCAGAACGTACTGAACTCGTCGGCGGCTGGTTTGCTCGCAGACACCACGAGGATGTTCCACGAGGGAAACGTGCCGAGAAGCCAACACACGAAGGCAACCGTCATCCAACTCTTGCCGATCCCTCGAAAGGCTTCCAGGACGAACCGCTTTGGTCCCTTCATCAGGGTGACGGCGATGTCGAGCTGGAGCCAAGAAGGAGTCGGGAGGTTGAGATGCTTCCACACGGCCTTGAGGAAGGTGCGGAAGTCGGGGTATTCCCGCTTGAAGTGTTCGGAGTCGGTAATCAGCATCTGACAAACCCCTCCAGGCGTGTTGCGAAACGAACGGAAACCGGGTAATTTGAGGCGTTCGACCCCTCACCTAGGGGTGGATAGGGGTCACAACGCAATATCAACCACTTACGCATATCATCCCTCAACGGATGGCCCTAGCTGCCTCCAGGTTGAAATTGGGGCATTATGCGACAGTTCTAAGCTATTGATTTTGTTCAGGACTGCAAAGGAGCGGATCGGCGCTGTCGTCGTAGAACTCTAGAGCCTTGGAAACCTCCACCACCCCGGAACCTTCCATCGGCTCCTGGTCGATACCATTGTCCTTCAGGAACTCGCGTACCTCACGAAGGACGGCAGCGGTTGGGGGCTTCAGGAACACTTCCCCGGCGATGATGACGGGGTTCCCCTCCCCATCGAGGAGGGGTTCACCGTCGAGGGCCTTGAGGAGCACCCGGCATTGCTTCTGGTGTATCTCGTACAGCTTCGTGCGTTGCACAGGTGCGCTCATGGTTTCTCCTTAGAGGATCTTAATGCCCATCTTACTGAGGGCGTAGGCGATGCCCGCTGGAATGCCTAGGGAGAGGATACTGAAGTACGTCGAGTGCCGCTCCACTACGGTATGGACCTTACTGTCTTCCTCAACATGCTTGCCGAGGAGAACGAGTTGCTCATGGTTTTGCTGTTCGAGTGTGTCGAACCGCTTCATGAGCAACTCAAAGGTTTGTGCGTTGATCGCGGCCACTTGCGATGCTGACCGCTTGGTCTTCTTGGCGAGTGTCTTGGCTACCTCCTGCGTCTTGGTAGGCATTACGCACCCACAATTCTGAACGATGTGACCACCAACTTCCAGTCTGCCGCTGTGATCGTGAAGGCGACATGTGTCGTCTTCGTCACGAGCGTAGGCTTCGTCGTCATCGTCGCGAGGAATACGTCAGTGTCGTCTGCTCCAACGCTGTATCCGCGAGTGACGGCTGATCCAGTGTCTACATCGGCGTGCCAGTACACCCGGTCGCCAACTGAGTATTCCCCTTCAGTGTTCAGACATTCGAGATACGCAGTCACAAAGGTTGGAATTGCTCCCAAGCCATGTGCGCCTGACGCTACCGCAGAAATGGTGTAGGGGTTCTGCACTAATGGCGTTCCCACCTTCACAAGTCCTGGTAGTACATCTGAAGTCGGGGAACCAGCCAGTACGTATGTTCCGGTCAGGTCTCCATCGAGAACCGGATCAGTCACCGTTGGCTCCACAAGATTGTAGGTGCCGATAACATCGCCAGTGATGGTGGGATTCTCCAGCGTGTACGGCCCAGTAACCGATCCTGTGATGACTGGATTTTCAATCGCTGGACTTGCCGAACCAAGAGCGCCGAGCGTGCCACGCGCTTCTGCCGCTGTCGCATCGTCCAACAGATTGCGAATGTACTCTGACACGTTGGTCAACTCGATGCCGAGGATTTCAGCCAATGTTAATGCGGCTTCTGCGGCTGCGGCCTCAGCTTGCTCTACGGCTGCTTGCTGCGCAGCGGTCCCCGATTGGGTGTCCGCGTATTGCTTGTTGACCGCATCATGCAGATCAATAGGAGGGGCCAGGTTGACTCCTCGGTTGTCTTCGAAGTCGAAGTTGCCTGCATCGTCAGACTGGAGGAGGTTGTCATTCGCATCAGCAACTTCTTGCGCAGCGAACAATGACTGTAATGCTGTCGCGTCGAGATCCGATTCACCCAGGACAGATCCGTTGGCGTAATCCACCAGCGGCTCGTCGATGGGGGTCGTTCTCTTGATTCGAACCGTTGCATCACCCACAAGTGGTGTGTCAAGTGTGACGACGAACGCACTCAGGAACGTGAAGTCCTGGTTGATGCCATCAGCAAAGACGGTGATGTGATCTTGAGAGAGATATGGGAAACTGAACGAGAAGTTCGCTTGACCGTTCGTCCCAACCAAGTCAACAAAAGAGTATGCCATTGTTTGCCCTTACTCGTTCAGATTGAGGATTTTGTCGTACAAGCCTGCGCCAACTTTCTTGCGCCCAACTTGTGTCTGGATCTTGTCATTGAGTGCCGACGTGATACCGAGTTCGTTCTTGAACTGGTTCTTCGTCGCTGTCAGAGCGGCATCGCGGTACTTTGCCTCTTCGACCTTGATGAGATTCTGTCGAATCCCAGGCGAGAGAGGACTGCCGTCGAGCACATCAGATTCAGTCCCGCGCTTGTAGCGAGGACCGGCCATGATGGACTCCAACTTGTCGTGGAAGTTCAGGTGTTCTCCAGCAGGCTTCACAGTCTGCATGTGTTCGCGCATCACGTCATAGGCCGTCTGGCCGTCTGAGTTCTTCACCAACTTGAGATCGACCTTTTTGCCGGCGACCGTCATCAGATGTTCCGGCTCGCTGAACTTGGTCTGTGCATTTGACTTAGAGAGTCGTTGCAACTCACTCATCACTGGGTCAACCTTTGTCTCGCTGACGGCCAGTGGTTGGATGATAGACCAACCGAATCCTACTTTGGTGTCGTTGATGTTGCCGAAGTAGTCACGGTTGGCTGGCAACTGTTGAGACAGGCCAGGGATACGGGCCATGATTGCATCGAGGGTACTACGGACTTCGCGCACAGTGTCATCCGAGTTGAATTGGGACAGGACACCTGGCACATGACTCGCCGAGTAGTTTTGGAGCCATCGAAGGATCGCGTTCTCATTGTTGTACCCACTCATGGTCGAGAAGAACTCGGTCATGTTCCTGTAGTACGTCTTACTGATGAGGGATTTCCCGTAGGCTGAAGCTGCGGACAATCCGGCATTCGCCACATGTTCGCTATCGGCTGTCATCAGCTTACCGAGTGCAAGGCTCATGGAGTTCGCGAGACCTTCCCGCGTGTCCACGTCCAGCATCCCGGTAGACTTGGCGAAGTCTGCGGTTAGTCCAAGGATGTCCCCGAACGGTTGCATACGCTGGTAGGAGATGTAGAGATCCCCGCCGTCTTCTCCCATACCATGCAACACCACGGAGTACGGCTTCCATCCTTTAGGAACCATGACGCCGGGAGCTGGAGGAGCCCCTGTAATGCGGCCTTCGAGGGCTAGCATCCCTGCGCCAACGTACATACCAGCACCTATAGTGAGTTTACCAAGCGCCATCGCTTGCTTCTCACCGCCCGCAGCAACGTCCGTGTAGAACTGCTTTCGCAGTTGCCCAATCAAGGGAGTGTACTCGAACGTCGTTCGCGTGACGTTGGTCGGTGTCTTCACGAATGGAAGGATGACACCACGAATGACCGGATGTTGCCCGGAGAGTCGCGCCATCATCTCGCCCATTGAGGGCAGATCGAAGATGGTTGCACCCTTCAGGTCGTTGACGAACGATGCTTTCTCTGCGTACTTCAAGGCTTCGGGGATGATCCCGCGCCCTTGTTCGTCGATAGAATCTTGAAGTGCCTTCGCTACGAACGGCACTATCTCGTCCTTCGCCATTGTCCCGGCCTTCACCATGTCGATTGCGTCTAGTGACGCATGGGCTGAGACCTTGGCGCGGTACGACAACTGCTTGAAGAACTCGTCGCCAGCCGTGAGGCCACGGAATGAGAGTCGAGTCAATGTCCCCATGTGGTCGATGAACTTCCCGGCAAAGGAGTTGGGGTTCATGTTGAACGTGAGAGCGGAAATGTACTTAGTAGGCTGTTCTAGTGTTCCAGCCTGAGAGATGATCGACGATTCTGTCTTGGCTGCTTGCCATGCCATGTGCATCGAGTCGAAGAAGGCGGTACGCATCCCGGAGTAGATTGCTACTCCTTCGCGTGCTTCTCTCCATCCGTGGCCTGTGAGACCACGCTCCACACCACCAACGATCATCGACGCGGGCTCCATGAGGGAGTTGATCGCGGTCGAAGTCATGTTGACGGTCTGTGTCGCGAGACGTGAGAGGAGACCAAGGCCTGTCCAGTATTCGTTGTGGGCTCCAAGCAGTTTGGCACCAAGGCTCAACTGCTGCGCCTTCAGGATGTGGGCAATCTTGTCCACGTCGCCCTCGGTCGCGGTAATGAGTCGCTGAATGTTCTTTGCCTGTTCAGGATCGGCGAACATCGCCTTCACCTTGGCCGGATCGAACGGTCCAACATCCTCACCAAAGGTTCGAAGGCCGCGCCCTAGCTTTGTGGTGAGCTGCGAGAAGTTGGCGTTGAACTCTGCAAGCTGAAGATACTTCTCTGCAAACAGATCCGCAGCTTCTTGATCGCCTGAGAATGTGGCTTTCTTCCCAAGTTCGAACATCTCCATGCCTTTTGTCTGGAGGAGTTGACGCGCACCGATGAACACCGCGTCACTATTATCGCCGAGGGCTGCGTTTATCGACTTGACATTGGCGATGAGTTCCGCGTGGTCCTGTCCCATGATGGAGGCGAGGGCGCGGGATTCATCGACCGAGCGGTAGCCTGGTGTCTTGGAGTTGAGTTCGCGCTTCGTGAGATCCCCCAGTTCTTTGAGAGACTGAAGGACATTGTTCGGGCCGGTTGCGTGCGCCGGGTTCATCGAACCCTTCACCGCGCCAGCTTCGAGAGCTGGAGTGCCTTCGACGGCATCCTTGATGACCAGCTCGTCCATGATCTGTTCGAACTTGGCTTGCTTGGCCGGGGTCAGCGTAACAATCGGCTCGCCATTGTGAGTCGTGAGCGTAATAGGTTTCGTCGCGTATTTTGCTTGCATCTCTGGCGAGAGTTGAAGTTTCTTATCGAACACCTTCTCCACATTTGCGGTAATCGAGGTGTAGCCCTCTTCACGCGCAGCGAGAAGCCGGTGTCGCCCATCGACGACGTTGTAGCCGCCTTGTGGACTATGCTCCACGTCGATAGGAGGAAACTGACCACTTTTGCCTGTGCGAATTGCATCCCTGATGGTTTGCACCTTACTGAGATTCACTTCGTCCGGGTGCATACTGTCGATGACTTTGAGTTCGTCGAGGTTCAACTGTTTGAACCCGCTGAGTCCGTTAGAGAGTTTCGGATTGCTGAGATTCAGCGGCTTCTCATCCGGCCCTAAGAGGTGAGCCGTCCCACTTGTGGATGACTCAGCTTCAGAGGAAGCCTTCGACAATTCGGATTCGGCCTTCGCAATGACCGCAGGACTGGCCTTGCCCGTTGCCTTCATATACAAGAGTTGTGCGCCCTTGAATACAACAGCGGCAGCGCCAGTCGTGAGCACATCCTCTAGGCCCGCTTTGACTTTAGAAGTCAACACAGAATCCGTTGGGTTCTGCGCGAGAGGTTCCACTATCGGGGCGAGCCAGGGATATTGCATCAGCACATTGGAGAGTCGTTCTTGATCGGGGTTCACCACGAGAGGCGTCCCCACTGCGGACTGCGCCATCGAACCGAGAATAGGCCCCATCGAGACAGACCGAAGCGCGACTGCTCCCACTGCGTAGCCAAGCGCGGCCTGCGTGAAGGACGCAGCAATCTTGCCTGCGGCTCCTTCTGGTGCCTCTGACTTGGTTTCGAGCGGTTGAGCGTTCGTCTCACGGTCACCTACGAGATCGGAGAGGCCGGTCGCATCAGCGATGCCTCGCGCCGTCTTGCGCACTCCAGCAACTGCTCCTTCTCCACCAGCTACGACACCTTTGATGATGTCAGCGCCAACCGCGCCTGCTTGGTCGAGTAGACCACCAGCGTTCGGTGAGTCATCTACTTTCGGGACAGGCACAGGGGGAGTGTTCGTAGGTTCCTCTAAGGAGGGATCGAATTTCGGTTCAGTGGACGTGTCCATTGTGATCCTTTATGGTTTCTTGCCTGACTTGAAGAGATCCCGCAACTCCGCGTCCGTAGCTTTGGAGTTCTTCGCGTACTTTTCTTTCCACAACTTGAATGCCGATTCGTTGGCCGTCGAAAATGGTTTCACAGGTTCGGCCTTGCCTTGATCCTTCGCCTTGATTTCAGCAGTCTGGACTTCGGCCTTCTTGACTTGCTCGGCTACCTTCTTCTTCACTTCAGGCTTCGACGCCTCAATCGCGTTGTCGATGACGGCTTGGCGTCCCTTGTTCATAGCGCGTTCCGCATCGACTAACTCTTTCGCAGAAGCATTGTAGCGAGTCGCAATAGTTTCGAGGTTCGGCTCCATCGCCGTCGCCACGTCCACTGCGTTCGCGGTCGGGTTCGCGTTGATGAAGGCAATCGCCCTCGATCTGAACTCGAACTGTGCCTTACCTGCGGCAATCGCTTCGGCACCGAGAGGCTTCTCAGGGTCTTTGTAGACCGCTCGGCCTACGTTGCGTTCCAGGTTCTTGTACATCTCGTCATCGAGGATGTGTGCGTACTTCAACTTCTCCTGGCCCTTCTTGTCTGATTCAGCCCGGAGTCTTCGCCACTCTTCGCCACTGTACCAATGGTCGCGTAGCCCCTGGTCAATCTTGCGGTTCGTCGCAACTGTTCCGGGAGCGCGTAAGAGCGCATTCCACATATCCATCTCGTTCAACGGAAACTTGTCTTTGTTCTCAGCAGTCTGGTAATGCTCCTTGGCCGTCAGGATGAGAGTTCTCACCTTGAGTGCGGCTTCTGGATCGACGGCTTGGAGTTCTTGAAGATGCTCGGCTTGCGTCTGCAACTGCTTCGGGCTCATGTGCGACAGGTCGGCGAAGTCCAACGCCTGGTTGGTCTTCACGTCCACGAACTTCTTGACAGCCTCAGTGTGCCGCGTGTTCTCGACGGCATCCCGATACGCAACGGCGCGTTCGGCCAGCGTGCCTTGCGCATTACGCTTGGCCTCTTGGTCCTGGCGCTCGTCGTTCAGGTATTTCTGCGAGGCGATATGGAGTCGCGCCTCTTCGAATGTCTTGCGACTGTACTTGGTCCCGGCCAGCACGCCGCCTGGTGTCTTGATGTGATCGGCCAATTCGAGGATACTTGGATCGCCCTCGGCAATCGCCTTGGTCACGATGGTATCGGTCAGATCCTTGCTGGCAAGACTCCCTGACATACCACCGTGCGTGACTTGGCCGGAATCAGGATCGTAGTAAGGAGCAACTAGCTTCGCAGCCATGTCTTCCATGTTGCGTTGCTCTTTGGGAATGAGATGAATACCGGAACTCCATTCCTTGTCCAGCACGGTCGCGGCTAGGTTGCCTGCGGTTTCGTGTGCGTACTTCTCTTGCTCGGCTGTTCGATAGGCGATGTGCTCATGCTCGACCCCGCGCATGGCGTTGTTGAGTGTGGAGCTGTAGTCCGACTTTGCCAACTCCAGGGGATGGTACGAGGGGTTGTTATCCTGGCCATACAAGACAGAGTGATCGTTCTTCAACCGCCACTCATCCGCCCATGCCTTGAATGCGCCGGGATCTTTGCTCTCCCTGACGGCGCTGTTGTCTGCTGCGTAATACGCTTCTCTGAAGTTCATGGCGGACTGTTCTGCACGCAGCTTCAGGAAGTTCGTGTTGGCCGCGAAGATCGACGTAGGGGAGAGTCCTTCAGGAATCTTCCCCTGTTTCACTGCGTCATTGATCGTGTTGACTGTCTTGTCACGCGCAACCTTCTCGGCTGCGGCCTGACCTTCGGCCATTTGATTACGCCGGTTGATGTCAGAGTAGTAGGCGGTCGCTGTGACTAGCGTGGTGTCTGCGAATTTAGATAAGGCTGCGCCAAGCTGCGCCAATCCCGATACCTGCGCCGGTTCCGCCACGTCGCCCTTGGTCGCGCCCTGGAATACAGAGACTCCGTGTGCGCCAGGTACGAGCTGTGTCTTCTCTCCATTGATTGAATCGGGAGTGTTGAGTTGTGCCATGATTCCCCTTACTTATTGATCCCGCCGACGTAGCCCGCTGTGGGGTCGTCACCAATTCGACCGGGTGTTTCCAATAACCCTTTACTTGGGGTCTGGTCGCTTCCACTCGCCATGTATGCGCGTGCGACAGTGGTTGCTGCGCCGAAGATAGGACCGTAGTAGTCCACAGGGTTTTGCGGTCGTGGCACATACGGTTTGGCCATCGAGACGCGCTCATCGAATTGATCGCGGTAGGAGCCAATGGCTTCACCGTGCTGCGCGTTCCGCATCTGCTGGTTGATGTGCAACCGGCCTACTTCTTGATTCTGTTGGAACTCATAGTCTGAGAGGATGGTGTCAAGACTTGCGCCTGAGACGCCGCGTTCTGCGGCACTCGCAACAGCCGTGCCTTTAGCAATCGCAGCTTGTTTCGAGATGTCGTTCGCGTGCTCGCCCATCGCCGCAGTTTCCTGAACCTCCGCAAGTTGCTCAAGACGGACTTCCCTAAGATAGTCATGTGTGGCCCTCTTGCGATTCTCTAGAATGACAAGATCCTGCGCGGCCTTCTGTTGGTCCTGATACGCTTTGTTGGCTTGGCGAGAGGAGTTGGCACCCATGATGCCCA